ACCATCATGATCTCTCTGGAGAGTTACACGTAAATCAAAAGAATTAAGTGTTGCCAACCCACTAAGTTCTTTTGCTAAAACTTGTTCTATACGTACCAAAGGCTGATCTTTCATTACCTTGGGGATAGCATTAAGACTCATTCCAAGGTGTATATCATATTTGTCTGCTAACTTTATATATTTTTTTCCAAGGCTTACTGGTATGTCCTCCCTTATCATTTTACTCTTTGGGAATACACTCCAGTCTTGTGGATTATACTGATCTATATCTAATAATCTTATTAAATCATTGTACCTAACATTCTTCATATTACCGATCAATTCATTTACCCGATTCAGTACAGATTCAATTTCTGCATATGATTTATCACTTACCTCAATCCACTCATCAAGCTTCAATCCTTTTATACCTGCTGATACTACCTTCAAAGTTTTAGCTTCTTTTTGAGCTTCAAGAAGAGGACTATGATTTTCCAATCCTTTATCACTAAAAGAAAAAACTATATGTAAACCTGTTTTCTTATCTCTAGCTATAAAAGGTATGTCATCAATATCAGCTTTACCTGAACCCACATCTCTACTAATTAACTGATTAGCCATAGAATGAGTTATAGATCCACCGCCATACTGAAAAATACTATTTAATTCAACTGGATCATTAGAACCCTTTTTTGGTAAACCTTCAATTTGTGCATATACAGGATTGGTAAGAATATTATTTACATCAGGAGCAAAAATTCCTTCTTCACCATGTGGAGTACTTCTCTTTGTAAGAATACTATAAAAATCACTTTGCAATAATCTTACCAATGATCTTTGTACAAGAGGATTAGACTCCCTAGCACCATAATCAATAAGAGCTTCAGTTAAAGAATAACTATCAGTTGTCAACTGCTGTCCTGACTCTTCATGTCTGATCTTATACAAAGCTCTTAACAAATCACCATTAGCAAAATCTTTATTATTATTAACTCCGCTTCCCATTTTATCTATAAGCTGATCTATCTTGTATAATTTCTTTGCTTGCTCCAAATGTGTAACACTTTGAAAATCGAACATAGAAGAGGAATAATTAACACCAGGATCAGAATGTGTAGTAAATGATATACCAAAATTATCATATGGAATACTAATAAAATTAACACCTTTCATATCTATGAGTTCGGCTTCCCAGCCTCGCTCCAAACTTTTAGCAGGATCTATTCTAAAAGGGGTCACTCTTTCTGTATTCAATGTCTTAGCTACAGTTTTTCCAACCATAAGATCAATACCAAGACCATCAAGTATATAAGCTATCTCTGGACTATAAACAGTAAACCCTTTACCGAGCATATCATTAGTCATAATGGTAGTCTTCATACCATTCCATTGACCGCCACCTTTCTTAGATCTTATTGATCTAGCAAAAGCAGTACCAGCAAATTTACCACCATCTAAAAAGTATGATTCCAGACTCGTAAACTCACCTTTATCTATACGCTTAAGATGATTATTTATTATTTTAGATTCTTGTGTATCAGCTCCAGTAGCAGTAATAATATTACTTACTTTATCAATAAGCTGTTTTTGAATAATACTTTTATTGCTAAAGAAATGAGGATCTCCTTTATTTGGAGCTTGATCCTCCAGTACTGCTAATTTTATACCTTTATCCAATAACTGTCTATCCTTAGCTCTAACACTAGGATCCGCATCCCATCTAGCGGACCATTCCAATGCCTCTTTAGTTAAAACAGTTGAAGTACTTCCATCAGCCTGAAATCCTCTTTTATAGCTATTAAATTCTATTTTTCCTCTGTTTTGATCCATTTTGTTCATCATATTATCGAACTCTGGCCCCATAGTCCTATTATAATGGACAAAAAGCATCTTTAACCGTAAGATGTCATTCTCTTGCTCAGTTGTATCGAATAAATGCTTAAACCCCTTTCTAAGGGCATTTAAACGCTTTTTATTACCTGCTCCTACACTATACTGAGCCTCCTTTTCACTATATACTGTATCAAAATCTCTATTTAGAAGATCAATGTTCTCTTTTGTCTTTGGAAAAATGATACGCATCTTTGGACTCAAACGCATATATACTTTACTACTGTTTTCTGTTATTGCAAGATCTGTAAGATTATCAATCTGAAGCTCAAAATTTATACTTCTTAAATTTTCAGTTATATCTCTCATCTTGGACATATCAACAGGAATACCTTTATCAATAATATTCTGCATTGTTATCCAGTCACCACCAATCTCATACGATTCATCCATATTAATAGAACGATTGCCAAGTTTTATCATGCCTTCCAAAAGTACATAGTCATACTTAAGCTCAGGATTAGATGTATACTTTCTATTAAGAACCATTGTCGATAATGAATAACGCATAGGCTTTTCATCATATTTTATTAATGAGCCATCTAATGATAAAACCTTCACTTGTTCTTTACCAAATATATTTTGTAACAAAGGCTGCATCTCAGTATTATTAAACTTTTCTATCTCTACCAACTGTTCCGATGAGTCAATAAACTTCTTTCTTATGTCTCTGTATATATAGTCTTCAAGTACATCTTTTGGTTCACGAGGCATAGCAGGATCAAATGCATTAATAAGATCGGTTACAAACTGATTTCTTATAGCATTGGGATCAAGTGGATCCTGTAAAGAAGGATACTTAGTAAGCAGTTCTTGAAAATTTACAGGTCTTTCATGTCTCAGCTTTTCTCCCTGAAGTTCATTTAATATTCGTTCTGCATTCTTATTATATGACTCATGATGTAGATTATAAGACTGACCCATCTTTATAACTGCATCCAAAGCTGTTCTTGCATCTCTCCAGTTACCTGTATTATTAAATTGATCGATTAACTCCTGTAAGGGTATTTCCTTTGATACCTTGTTACCCAGAAGCATATGAAATCTTTCAGTCAAATTCTCAAGCAAAATCTTACCATCTGCATAACTTATATTAGGATCTCTTCCTGTAATATGATTTTCAATCTTTATCAATAGCCTAGAAAGATCTGTTTTACTCAAATGATCTGCTTCCACTTCATGTATAATCATTTCATCAATTGATTTAACTATCTGACCATAGTTAGCTATACTAAGAGTTGGAGGTGGGACACCACCTTTTATCATTTCATCATAACCAGTTTTTAAAGCAGTAATAAGACCTTCCATTTTAGTACTTGTAACATTATCTATATTCCCTTCTGCTAGAAGAACTTTATGTATAGTTTCTGTTTCTACAATTGCTTTTTTTATCTTATCAGTATCAACTTCTTTTTTAGGACTGGTTATTTCATCTCTAATTTCATTACTCAAATCTTTTACCGCCCTGATTTGAGTCACTACCATACTATCTTTTCCAAGTCCTTCAAGTATTTGAGGCATAGTGTCTACAAAATCTTTTACCTTGCTATGGCTTATTTCATCATGAATGCTTATCCATTTAAGCATATCAGCTTCTAATGGTATTAGTTTAGTTGATGCTATTAGCTGAGGAGTAAATAGATTTTTAATTCCATTGACAGCTTCCTTTACTCTAGTTGCAGTTGCATTATCACCAGCAAGTTTATGATCAATAGCATCATCAGTAGGGAATACTATCTTCCGTATCCCATTCTGATTTATTGTATAAACAAGTTCAGCATCTACAGCTCTACGAAATGCAGTATAGGATAATGGATTGCCTTGACTAAATATCCTTTGCTGAAACGATACTAGTCCTTCCTCATATAAATTATTCCTCCACTCAGAAGGCAATCTTGAAATCATTTCAAACGCTTTATCAGTTACCTCCTGAACATCTCCTGATTTTATACCTGTCTTTGGAATCTCTGACTTACTGAGACCTGACAAATTCTTTATCAAATCATATAATGGTTTTATATATGCAATATTTGCCGCATCTTTTTCACTTATCTCATCTCCAACCTTACCGTCAATTTCATTTCTATATATATCTTCATGAAGTCTTCCTTTACGTCCAAACACATCAAGAAAATCTTCCCTTAATGTTTTAACATTAGCTTTATCAGTATCTATACCAGTAACAACTCTATAGATATCAGCTTTTGCCTGGTTAGCTTTAATCTCACTTAACCCATCTAGAAAAATATTCTCATGAAACTTCAAATATAGATTATGATTTAAATGTCTATTACCCATTTCAACCATATGCTGATGTGTTATATTTCCTATGGCATTATCGAAATCTTTTAATTTCATTCCCATATTATCAGCAAGTTTTTGAGCTTGTATATCCACATTTGTTCCACTTATAACATCAATATTTAATACAGACGAATGTCTTTTTAATAAACTATTCCATTCCATTATATTTGGAAGGTTAACACCCTCTGGCCCAGTTATTTCATATGCCTTACCTGACAGTGGAGCACCTTCAACACGAGCAACAGTACTAAACGGCATCTCCAATTTTTCTCTCAAAAGATCCATAATACCATAATATTCTGCTCTTATTTCTCTCTCTGTTTCAGCTGACAACATTTCAGCTATGTCAGCAATATGCATTGAGTCAACTGTTTTCTCACCAATTTTCAAAGAGCCTAAATCTCTTTTAACCATATCCAAAGCATTAATATTCATTTGATCTATAGTCATAAGATCATAATTCATGTCCTTAGATTTCTTTATAGCATTATACGCACCCAGCAATTCTTCTACTTTTGCATACTTATCATGAGAAATGACCTCACCATTATTTCTCCAGGCTATTTTTTCACCTTCAAAAATACTATCAAATGTATTTAAAATTTTATCAGCAATAGGATTATGACCATATACAGCACCACCTATTCTATTGAAATCTTCTGTCTTCATAACATTAATAGTTTCAAGAATTTTTGTATGATCTACCTGAAGAAAATTCAAAGCTTTTGTTATATCACCATACTGGTCATGTATATACCCCCTCTTACCAGCATGATCCCAAGCACCTTTACCTTTAGTCATTAATCCAGCCATAAATAAGTGTGAAGCCAGCTCTTGTTCACTCATTCCATCAAAAGCACCAGATGCAAATGCTCCATAATTCATAAAAAGAATACCAGTTCCCATACGTGGTAAAGATTGTACAAGATCACCAAAATAATTACGTTTGAACCTATCTACAAATTCTTGTGAAGTTCTTTTTCTCATTTTATTAAGTAAGCCTACAGTATGATCTAATGGCATAGTATTTATTTGACTTAATATATCCTGCTTACCCTTATACGTTACTCCCCCTATCTTATAGAATTCCTCACCATGTTTTGAAGAATTAATTATATTCAGGTTAGCTCCGTTAACATTACTTCTCAAAAGCTCTCTTGCCAAAGGATCTCCATTAGTCATCTTACTTATCTTGTTATAATTTATTCTTCTGTACCTTTGAAAATAAGCTCCAATACCACGTGAAAGTGATTCACGACCACCTCTCCCTATACCTCTTATAAGTGGAAAGCCTAATGACATAATACCAACATGAGATGGTATATCAGAATAATTAGCAGATCTGTCATGTGCCATTGAATCTATCTTTTCAACACCTACTGCATGAAGTCCAAGATAAAGAAAATCCTGTGCTGCCATTCCTAAGTACTGTGATACTCTGCCTGGATTTCTATTGCCAAATGCTCTGGTGACCCACTCACCAATATCATTTACATATCTACCCCTACCTAATTCTTTTACAAACTTCTCAGATAAATCTCTTGACATACCTGCACTTACATCCATTCCTGAATCTGTAAGTATTTTACTTATAATTCCTTCGCTTTGAGATCTAAGTGCTACACTTGCACTCTGTGCTGTTCTCGCATCAGCAGTAAGATCTCTCAGCTTACTAACTGAATACTTATCTTTTAATGCTTTAGGGAGTTGTTTACTGAATTGCTTTTTAAGATCTCTAGCTACTAACTGAGTAATGACACCTCTTTCGGCAGCATTTGTTACAATTTGATCAGCAAGAAGACCCTCTTTCTTTACTAATTCAGATGCAGCCTTTCTTATAAATTTATTTCCTCCTAAAGTTCTGGTAGCTACCTGACCACCTTTACCTATCAAAGCAAAAGGACCAACAAAAGGAGTAAACAAGGAAAGACCTTCACCAGTAACCCAGCCAGCCCTTTCCCAATCATTCATTTGATCCCAAGGTTTAGACTTAGCGACAAATTCAGAAGCTCCCCACGTCAATCCTCTTATACCACCCCAAGCTAAAGAACCCAAGAAGTCAAGAACAGCATTATCACTTGCTACTTCATCTACTACATCAAGTCCAAGTCTTTGTCTACGTGCAGCCCAAGGATCAGCAGCTACAGGAGAAGGAGCTCCTAAAACTGAAGGTACAGTACCAGCTATAGAGGTAGCACTTAGATTCCTAGCGTCTTGCTGATCTAGATATTCTAAGTATTTCTCAATGGATATGCCATTAGTCATCTATGGCTGCATTTTCTTCTTGTGGTACAAAGAGAGAGTCTGAAGCTCCCATTTCATCTATAAGCATATCTTCAGCTGACCTTTCTGGAATCTCTTCAAACAATAAATTTCTTAAAGTAGAAGCATCAGGCATATCTTTCATAAGATTAAATATATCTATAGCAGTCCATGTAATACCAGCCACAGAAATTGCAGTACCGAGACCATATCCTACAGTTGTACCTGCCCCTGGAACGATTGAACCAATTGCTGCACTTAAGAACGGAGCACTTGCACTTGCAGCAAGTTTAGCTGCTATTTTAGGAGCAAACCTTGCTAAATATTTACCTACCCTTGTAGCAACCTTTGGATTTTTTAATACTCTTTTTATTTCATCAAATTCATCAACCGCAGTTTTTCCCATACGCTTTACAACTTCCCCCGCTGCTTCAGTTGCTGCTTTCTCTGCTGCTTCTTGACCAAATAATCTTGCTGCTACCCTCGCTGACTGACTTGTTCCAAATTGCTTCAAAGCTTGTCTGGTTGCTTTTTCACCAGCTTCTTTAAATACAGTCTCTACTGCTTCAGCAGCCATTCCTGATTTAACACTATTTGCAAGAGTCCATGCAAATTTTGAAGCTGTTTTATATGACACATATGCACCAGCACCAGCAGCAAGTTGACTAGGTAGAGGCTTTAATTTCATATCTGGATGGTTTTTATTCCAATCATCCACATGACTATATACCATTTCGCTTGCCTGTAGAGCTAAATTATAAGCAACAAAATGCTTACCAGCTGTTCTTACTTTAGGACTCCATCCCTTGGGCCATTTCCAATCTCTTTGTATAAGTTTTCTTGCTGTTTCAAATCCTACTATATGTAATGCTGGTGACACTTTATCAATGACATCCTGACTAACATCCTCTGCTGCATCAGCAACATAATCCATACCCCGACCCATTTGTTCATCAAATCCAAAACTTCTCTGATATGCAGGGGGGACTGTTCCTTCTCCTATTAAATTTAATGCATCTACTGCTCCTGTATTAACTCCAATAATATCTAAAGCCTCTACTGCACTATTCTCAGGGCTGAAAAACCAATCATCTGGATATTCATCATTTTTACCATTTGCCATTTTTAACTCCTATTTATAACTTTTCTAGTGACCAATGCCACCATTCTGTTTCACTTCGTTCTAATCCCAGACTCTCCATTACTTCTGCTACCTCTGGTCTCTTCATTTCATTGGTCTGTTCTAAATCAAAAGCATATCCTACTGTATGAAATGACCTATCTGGAGGTGCCACTATAGAGCCTTTCTTTCCACCAGCTACCCAGTCTTCATACTGTTTCTTTTTAACATCAAAATGAACAAAAGAATCACCAATCTGAAGATCTATTCCTTTGTTTGCTAGTATCTCTTTTGCTTTTAAAAACTTCTCTGCCATTGGTTTTGCTAATCTAATTCGTGCTTCTCCTCCAGCTAACACGCTGAAAAAACCAGTATCTGCAGTAACATCAACTAAAGGAAAACCACTATCAACTAGCTTCTTGCGAATAACTGCTATATCCTTTTCACTTTTTTTTTTGAAAGACTCTAGTATCATCTGTTTTAATTCATTAGGATTTTTATTTGGATAGACCCGCCTAAATGCTTTATAAAAATCTTTACCTGTTCTCTTAAGAAACACAGCTTGAGTTTCCCCTGAATTAGCAAATTCAATCCTTAATACCTCTGCAGGAGACATCCCAGAAAATTCACTCATTTTAAAGTCTTTCTTCTCCTTTTTTATAGGATCATATCCTTCAAAATACAAATGATCAATATTTTCCATATTAATATTAAACATTTTAGAAACCCAATCTGCAAATATTCCTTTTTCGGTACTAAGATCACCAACTTTTCCAGGTGATGCTTTATACTGTGCTTTCAAATTATCTACAAGCCTACCTAATCCTGTTATATCCTTTGGAGCTGTTGAGCCCTTCCCAAAGCTTGCCATAGCTCTATAAGCTCTTACAGTAGCATCATATTGAGCCTTTTTGTTCTCTCCAGGAAATAAGAGATCTCCTATATTCTGCCCATATTGAGCTCCTAAAGCCATTATTTTTTCTACCTGCTCTGAATCACTATCATCCCCTTTAGTAATAACATCCACAGCTTTCACAAATGGACTGAATGCTAGATTGCTTGCTACTATAGCTTTAGTTTTGTCCTCTTCACGCTTATTTTGTATATAAATTCTCTGATCAGCTGCCCAATCATGCTCAGCTGCCTGAGCTTCAGTTTTTGCAGCTAAAAGATTTATTGCTTCAAGTGCTCCTGGAGATACTACTTCAGGACGCTGTTCAAAATAAGAGCCTATTAACCTTTCTGCTGTTGCAATTTCCTCTGGAGGACCTTTTGTAAATTGAGGAGCAAGAACTACTGGTGTAACATCTTCAGGATCTAATCTATTAGGATCTGCTCCAAGTACCTTACTTACTGTTGGAAGTGCAACTTGTAACCTATTAATGTAACTTATATCTTTTAAATTTCTTAAAGTTTGTTCCTGAAGAAAGTCAACCTCTCTTTCTCTATCTTCTATCTTATAATCATACATTCCCATTACATCATCAGATACAGGTGCAACTTGACTTGTATAATTCACATCATTACCTTTCTGCTTTCCAAAATAACTTTCATGAATTACCTTTGTTTCAGAATGTGATTTCTTTTCCTGCCTTAAATCACTGCTAGCTGTTCTTAAATTATCTGCAAGAATATTTAGCATATGAGCTTTCTCTTTTTCTTCACTATCTAAATTCTTATCAAGGATGCCTAACCTAAATCCAACATCTGTTGCATGTATTTGGGCACCAGTTTGAGCAAGTATAGATAAAACTTCTATAACATCTTGTGCTGCTGTTCTTCTTGCCATTATTTACCTATTAACCCCATTGCGATGTTGTTTCTTCCCAATCTCCACCATAAGCTTCACCTGTTGCTTGTTGATAGGAAATCAATAAATCAGCCATTTGTTTTTTCAAATTAGCTACAAAATCACTTCTATCCTTTTGATAAGATAAAGCTGTTGTTTCCATTCCTGTTTTATACTCTTGACCAACAACTTTACCAGCTGATGTCAGTAAATCTTGTTGTCTGTCAATATCACTTTGCACCTCTCCAAGTACTAAATTAGATTTACTTGTAATTCCTGCTCCAGCCTTAGTAATACCTCCTCTCTTACCCATTATATCCTGCATAGCTACATCACGTTTAGTTCCAAGACCTTTTTCTGTTATATCACGCTGTTGTTTCATGGTTCCTCCTGGCCCAATAACTTGCTGGTATTGTTCTTGTAAATTAGTAATTGCTCCCCCCATTACTTTACCAGCTTCTCGTTCCATTAAAGTTGTTTCAGATGGATCTGAACTAAACGCACCAGTTCCTCCAACAGGCATAACATAATCCCATAGCTGTGCAGCTTCTGACTCATTAGTAAGATAATCCCATGTTTTTTCTAAATAATCTATAGCATGATGTAGACTAAGTGGATCAGTATACCTCCAGTCATATTCTTTAAGACCAGTCCTAGGATTTATAGTTCCAGATCCAGATGCCTGAGTTATATTCTCCCCCATCTTACCATAATTGTCTATCATGTATGCTTCCCATGTATTGACATGAGCAGGACTGCCACCAACATTCCTGATCTCAGTATCACCATTTCTTCCATAATTTTCTAATCTCATCACAAATCTCCTAAGTCATCCAATCCCACAATGTCGCCCCCAAAGTCAATGGAACGCCAATTCCAGCACCTACTCCAGTAGCAGTCAAAGCTGATCCTACTGTCTGCAAACCCCTTTGAAGTGCCTTAGTCTGTCCTTCTGGAGTTCTTCTATACTCTTCCCAGTTTGTAGCTAAATCATAAATACCAGTTGCAGCTCCAATTCCACCTAATACCTTAGCACCAGTACTTACTCCTGTTTCTGATAGATGTGCTAAACCTTCAGCATCTCCTCTATTAAAAGCATCAATTTTCGCTTTTTCTACTCCTGATGTAAATATTTCACCAACCTTTTTTTTGTCATATGTCAAAGGATCAGTAAAATACTCGCTAAACTTTTCGATACCCTGGATATCCTGTAACTCTTCTGCTGCAAATGGATCTACATTAGCTCTAGGTCTTACCCGTCCACCCGCTGGTGTAAAAGACCTACCTAACCAACTCTTTTTTATATATTCAGGATCCATTTCAAGCCTTTCATCGGATGCCAATAACTCACTTGCTTTTACACCTTGTTCACTAGTCCACATCTTCCATAAATTTGCTACTCCACTAGTAATATCTTCTGTCCTCTTTTTGCTTTCTGCTTCTAATTCCTCCCTCCGTTTTTGAATATCATAAAAACGATATCTCGCTAAACTAGGATCTTGATTCATTCCTCCAAATTCTATAGCCATAACATTTCCTTTAAGCTTTGTCTAAAACCTTCTTATATAAAATACCATTATACCTAACATACTCAACCACACCTTCTCTTGTAGCTCTTAGTACAGGAACTCCATCATTTAGATCTGATGCATTGGGAACACCAGGCTTTACTTGAATTCTTCTTTGAGCCTGATGTCTCTCAAGCCTTATCATTCTTTGTTCTTTTGTCATTGGCATATTATTTTATACCCTTTAATCTATATACTATAGATATATCATTAATTTCAAAATCACTAGCAAGGGCAGAGCCACTGTCTGTAACAGCGACTCTAAAACTGTATATATTATTTACAACACTTGAGTCAGTAAATCCAAGTTCTTTTCTAACCCAATCATTAGTGCCGACACTTGCGAATGTATTACTTGCAAAAGCTGTAGCTGGAGTTATACCATTAACACCAAAACCAGCAACGGCATTACTACCATCACCTTTATAACTTATATAAACTTTATATATCTTTTTTCTCTGTGACGGTTGACCAAAATCAATATCTTTTGTAGTAATGTTAAATTGAGTTGAGTCGCCATCAGATGCATCGTCCCACTTGAGAACAGTCCCATTTGTGTGAGCATGTACTAAATCTCCATTCCAGTCTGTAACAAAGTTTGTCAAATCAGCACTAGTAATAGTAGCATCTGCTCCCTTAACCCAAGACTGTGTTACCAAATCATATAAAAATGTCTTACCAGTACCAGTAGCAGTATTATCATCTACAACAAGAAGTTGTCTTTTCTTTGGAATATATCCAATCATAGGTTTGTACGCAGATGGAATTGTATCATTAGTAGTAAATGTAAGCCACTCACTTTCTTTTATTATCTGCCTACCCTGTTTCTCAAGCAAGTTAATTACTTTCTGACCATCATATAAATAGCACCCCAATCTATTAATCCAGGCAATACCAAAATCAGTCTTACAAGTAGCTGCAGGATGAGATATTCCTTTATACATAAATATATCCTCTAAAATTTCCAACTCCTGAGATACATTAATCAAGTACATTTTCTTCTTTTTAAAACATAGTATCCTATCAGCAAATTCTTCAAGCTTTATAATTTCATCACCATCATTAATACTTACATCTATTGTTCTATCATCTGGAAATTTATCAAATTGATTAACAACAGACTTCATCATTCTATCTCCATAAACAATGCTATCCTGTTTAACATTGCCTATATATGCCATTCTATTAGTAACAACTGCAGTCTTAAATGCATCTACATTAACAATTGTATCACTATTAGGAACATTTGCATTTGCAGTATATGTCATTAAGGAAGGAAATGGATTAGTACCACCATTAGATGTATCCTGTCCCCATTCTGTTGTTCCTGTAGTACTGATAACAGCATCACCACCATGCAGAGCGTTAAGCCACATGGTAAAATCATCACTTATTTCTACAACTCTTTCACCGTCTTTTATACTAATTTCAATAAACCTGAAAAAATCACCAGAACCAGCTGCACTACTTGCCCTTCTTACATATATATTAAATCCTGTAACTCTTGGATATGTAGTTCCAAATGTATTTGATGAAGAAGTAAAAACACGTGCTCCTATTTTTGGGTTACCCCAATCTGATGGAAGAGTAGTAAAGCAAGCAGCATCAATATCAAATAAAGTCCCAAAAATATTTATTTTTGATTCTTGTTGATTATCATCATATAGTGTTGTCATACCAAATTCTAAATACTGTTTCTCATTATCCCACCATTCACATCGACTAAGATTTGTAATACTAATTACATCATTTTGAGTGTCATTACTATGTATAGATCCAGTTACAAATATTTTATTAGGATCTCCAGCATCAATTGAATCTACTTGAAAAACATTATTATTATCTCCATCAGCAGCAGCAGCAATCGAAATATAATCTCCTTCTGCAACAAAATTCTCTATATTTACATCAGTATTATTACTGAATGTCAATGAATCATCAGTGGAATCAAAATCTATTTCACATAATATAAATCTATCTTTTAACCTCGTATTTCCAGAACTAGATAAATTTTGATAGTAAGCTGTTCCCGTTTCAACAACTGATCCAGGATCAAAATATAAAGCTACTGGATAATCTATATCTGGATTATTTGTTGTACCAACTGATTGAAGAGGGAGAGCTGTCAATGTTGCATCTCCTGAAAACCACTGATCATATATTTTTCCATTATTAAAATCTCCTGTATCAACACCAGTAACCCCATCTCCAAATTGATACCTATCTATATATCCATACCACTGATTAGTATTATTAGCACCAAAATTTCCATCACTTATCCTTAATGCCCCGTCTGCAAAATAAAAGCAAGGGGCAAAATCATTAGTAGTCCCCATAGTAACAGTCTGAGATTCACTCCATGCGTCTCGATTCTTGCTATAGATATACACGGCAGGATCAGCTGATTCATCATCCGCTAATGCTAAATAATCATCTCCAGTCTCAGCAGCATCATATATTACTAGTGAAACATTATCAATAGTGAATTCTCCCTCTGTAGAAGTTGTTTCAGTTGCTGTTATTGTAAACGACGATGTAGCTGCATTAGCATGAGAAGTAAATGTAACTGTGTGAGTACCAGCTGTAAATGGTAATATTGTTGATGAAGCTGGAAAATTATCTAATGTAAGAGCAAAATCACCATCAGGAGCCGTTGTAACAACAACAGTATATGTGAATGCATATGTAATCCCTCCTATACCAGCTTCTAGCCTATCTCCATATGTCTGCGTAACAGTTCCTTGTAACTCACCACTACCATATTTAAAATAAAGTTTGCCTGTATTATCAGTCACATTTGTCAACTCAGAGTTAACATCCCAGTTAGCATGAGTGGTAAAATCTCCTTCAGCTAGATGCTCTCCTAAATGACCATCAACTCTATCATGGCTAAACTGAAATAAACCATATCCAGGTTCAATATCAACAGCAGTGGATGAGCCAGCATCATGTGCAGTAGTACCTCCCATAGTCCTGATCTTACCCAATTCATCTACCATTACATCAGTAGCTGCAGTAAGCTCATTATCAGCAACATCTCTTGGATCTGAGTTAGTACTCAAACCTCCATGAAACTGTTCA